CACATCTTCCTAATCCCCAAAATTAAACATCTCTTTTCTATCTGCCCCTCAATCCTTCGGCCTAATAGGTAGACATCTGCCCCCTTATTGTCCACCCACTAAGTTACTCAATCCTCCCCTTCGGTAACTTATGCATCCCCTGGAATTGTCGATAAATAGACAAGATAAGACACATAAAAAAGATTCTTCACACCCTTGCAATGGGGTAGACAACCGCACCAAATCCATTAGACTAGGAACATCAAAGAGCGAAGGGCTCTAAGAGATAGTTGAAGATTCAACTATAAGCGAAGGGAAAAACAGTGAAAAACAATAACAATTCAACATTTAATAAGGACATTTCAAAAGCGATTGTTAAGGAAATGGTTCGCCTAGGTTATGACGAAAGCGCCGCCGCGTATGTCTGCTCTACCTATGGATTTGAAACTTACCTATTGGAAGGAACTCTTTCTCACCTTGAAAAGCAGATTGAAAACGTACAGATTGCGGCGGGCAACTAATGGACAAAACATTCGACGTTTATTTTGTAAATGGGCACATTGCCTACGATGTGGACCAATCCACAATTGTTTTGCACTTATTGAACCAAACAGGGATTGCTTACATTCAAACAGCAAAGAAAGCAGATATCTAATGGCAAAATTCACGGTGACTTTCAAAGTAGAAACACCTTTTCACTATCAGTTAAAAGGCGACGGGGCGAAGCGCTTCAGTGATGCAGAAGTCTTAGAGATTGAACTCAAAGACATCATTAAAACCGTCGTTTTGCCTACCTTTGACCTTGAATTGGTGCCGCTATCCTTTGAGGTGAAGAAGGCGAGAAAGTAATGACCTGCCGTATATGTAAGGGCTTATGGCCTTATTTTAAGAATTGCAACCACGGCAAGAAGAAGGGCAAATAATGAGCGTGTTCGCCTATGTCGTAAACAATGAAATGCTGTGCCCTAAGTGTGGAAAGGGGAAAGAAGGGGCGCAAGAGTGCCACCGTAAGGCGTACTCATTCGGATATGAGGTAATTGGGTGCTACCAATGCGGGGAGACTCTCAAAACCCCGTTTTAGTTAGACCGCCCCCGCGCTATAGGCTAGAGACTCACACTCTCACGGGGGCACAAGGAGGAGGCAACTACGCCGCCCCTTATGCCTAGGAAGGGCAGAAAATGACAACAGCACAAGAACAAGGACAAAAACTCTCTTTTCCTTGCACCTGTAACGGGTGCAGAAACTATCCCACCCGCCCCGCTGAGATTTGGCACGAGAGCCAGATTGCAAGCAAGGCGCAAGGGTATTTTTTTAGCAAGGACACGATGAAATTCTTTAATAGTAGAATCGTGGACTTTAAGCCCGTCGGGATTAGCCCTTGCGGTGTTGACTCTTTAATGGTGATCGTGAGTAACAAACGCGACGACGATGCCCGCACTTATGAGATTGTTACCTTGTGCCCGTATGGGGAACTAGGGCGCGAGTGGGTGCAAGACAGCGACGGCGAACCGATTGCCAAGTACGAGACACTCAACAAGGCGCGAAAGAGTGCCCGATGGAAGTGCTCTATCGCCGCTCAAATCTGTGACTGTCACGGATGTCAACTAGACAAGGCAGGGCGCTAAAATGATAGATAAGTGCAAATTTTGTGGGCTAAGAGGGCTTGTATTGTCCACGGTAAATGCAGACTATGTGTGTGAACATTGTGGAGAATGGCAGGATGCTGTGCTCAATAGTGGATGGGTGATAGTGGGATGATGGATGATGCGATAGTTTTGTGGGGTTTACTGTTAGTGTATGGAATCCCAATCGTCGCGGTGGCGTATTGGATGGAGAAGATGATGCACAAGGGAGAGGACGACAATGGATAAGGAAATCTTAATCGAAGCGTTAGAGATAGCAAAGAATAATTTTGATTATGACGCAGAGTTTGACAAGGCAAAAGCAGTACAAGAATACATCAATCAACTACAAGGAGGACAAGAAAATGACTGAACAGGAAAGCACGGCGCAGTTTGTATTTACCGTGGTGATTGCACCCGCTAACAAGCAGTATGACGTGGAACTGTGGGACTTTGCAGGTGATGAGCCTAAGCAATTGGCAACAGGGCAGGCAAGCAACTGGCGCACCGCGTTAGGCGAAGCCCTATCTAAGATTGAACTACCTACGGACAAGGTGGAGAAGACCATCAATGATGTAATCAAGGAAGGTGTGGAAGATGAAGCGCTATGAGATAACAATATCCAAGGTAATGCACAGATTGATTGATGAATTTAATACAGAAGATGAAGCCCGCGCCTATGCTATCTCTAACCGTGACAGGTATAGAGAACTGATAGACGATAACAAGGTGGAATACTTCTACGAACTAACGGAGGTTAGTGATGTCTGAGCCTACGGTAGACTACTGGCGTGCAAAGGCAGAGTTATGTCGTGACCTTGCGCTGATACAGATTGAAGATGAAGAGACAGAGAAGGAGGCAGGGATGAACCTGATGCGTATGGTGCACGCTTTGTCTATGGTAGATACATTCAACGAAGGAGGAGAAGATGACAATTAAAGAGATTGAACTGGAGTACACCGCCTATAACCTTGTGCAATTAGCACGCAAGGTGTGGGGAGACAACGCTACTGAGTACCTTGCAGGTAGATTGGAAAGTGTTATCACCCACAACCAAATGAAAGCCTTGATTGATAGCCTGAAGGAGGAAAGCAAGTGAGCGAGGACAACGTGGTGGGATTCCACCCCAAGAATAAACTGGTAAACTTCTACGAGATAGCAACGGAGGAAGGCAATGCTGTGTGGGGAGGAGAGGACCCGCATAGCGCAGTGCAGTGGCTACGCCAATCACCTTTGAACTCACGCCTGTTAGTCTCTTGCTGGGAGGCAGGGGAAGAGGATGCCAGACTTATCATTGAACCCATTGACATCACAAAGATTGTGTTCGCAGTAATGGCAGGTGCACAATGAACCTAGTGTTGGGGATAGCGATAGTGATGCTGATAGCCTACGTTCTAATTGTATGGGAGGATAAGACAAACAATGGAGGCGGAGAATAAGAGATTGCGTGGTGCTGCTAATCAAGCAGTGCGCCAACGTAACTACAGAAGGGCAAGAGATCGTGCGCTAGTACGCCTTGCTCATCTATACCCTGATACCTATAAGCAATTGCTCGAAATGGAGAAGAAAACAGATGAACAAGAAGGCAAAACGTGGCTTGACCTTAGCGGTAATACTGTTCCTGTTGTCGGTGTTCGTATCCGCACAGCAGACGGACGAGGTGCACCTATCCTCAAAGAAAACATACATAGAAGCACGGACCAAGGCAACGATGGAGGAGAAGCGTGAGAACAAGGCACTTGCAGTTAGTTACGCACGAGCACTCGGCTACAATCAAGACCAAATCAGATGTCTTGTCACCTTATGGACCCGTGAATCCCGCTTCGACCACCTTGCTCGCCCAAGAGACGCTTCGGGCAAACCAAGAAGCACGGCTTACGGAATTGCTCAACTCCTTAGAGAACGTAGTGGACAACCTGAACTTCAAATCCTTCACGGTCTACGATACCTTGACCATCGCTACGGAAAATCTGCGTGTCGCGCTCTCCAACATAGCGACAGACGTGGATGGTACTGATACACTATAAGTGCATCCTCCTTTCGGGCGACTAGAACCTCACCGCAAACCCTTCCTGCGGTGGGGTTCTTTGCTATCCGCCTGTGGAGTAGAAGCCTTTGCCCTTAAAGGTAATAGATGGTGCATCCCACTTACGTATCATTGGTATGTGGCACTCAAAGCAAGATGGTTCACGTGGTTGCTCGTGGATGCTACGTTCAATAGTTAGTTCTGCCTTGCAATCAGGACAGCGATAGTCATACATCATTGGTAAGGAGACTCTCCTCCCATAAAGTTAAGTATCTTACGTAATGCATTGGAACATCTACGATCTGCAGTAGAGATAGCACACTCTGTTGCTTCGCTTAACTGTTGCAGTGTGTAGTTCTCGTGGTATCGAAGACGTAAGATGTTCTTCTCATCTTCATCTAGTAACTCATAAGACTTCTTGATGTCAATCAGTGTGGCTAATAGGTTGCCACCTTCGGCAGGGGCTGCAGGTTTGCGTGGTGTGCCATCATTGACTAGGTTCTGTGCTTGTTCAATGGCAGTATCATTGACCACGCTTGCGATAACGTATGGCAACAACTGTGCAATGGTGGTAACGGTATAGAAGGACTCATCATTGGTCTGATACCCAGACCTTGTAGCCTTCTCCTTGCGAGCATAGCGTTCAAGGGCACGGCGCATCTGAAATGCTATGCGCTTTTGATTGATAAGTCGCTTAGTCTCATCCTCATCAGTTAGTAACCCATTGAAGTAGGACACACGTGTCATTAACCAAGCGTATGCTTCTTGCGATAGGTCAGCACGATCTACATACTTACGATAGCGACGGTGCACAATGGTGACCACGCTAGGTACAAGGTCATTGAGTACTGGATGTGGATCAGTCACGAGGCCACTTGCCATCTAGCACCATCAGTGCAATAGCACTGTAGTTAAGCAAATCAATAAAGGAATCACGCAACGATTCATTCTCAGGTGTAGCACCGCTATCAATCAAGTGGTTGATGCGTGCAGTCTTGTCGTGCATACGTACACGTAGACCATTGAGAGGTCCACCAGGAGATAGGCTGATGTTGGTTGGGCCGTAGTCTTTGTGCTTCTTGATAAGCAGATTACCTGCACCATCTAGCACCTCCCACATATCTGCTACGAACGTGTGGTAATCGGACGTATCAGCAGAGTCTCGGCCTGCTTGTCCAAAGTTAGGACTTGAAAGCCCATATGCTGCAAAGTCTGTACCACTGTGACCCAATCGCTCTCGGTCATTGTCATACATCACGCACCTCCAAATAATTTCAACGCTTCATCTTTACCGTGCGTAAGGTAGAAGTCATTGATGTCCATTGATGGAGGTAAGGATACTATACGTGAGTTCATTACCTCTTGTGAAACACGGCGTGAGAACTCAGCCCCAGGGTTGGTGCCATCTTCCTTAATATCATTATCACCTACAACATAGACCGTATCGTAGCCAGTAAATAACTTAACAAAGTGTGGCTTCCAAGCCTGCACTCCTGGTACACCCACTGCTGGGATACCAATCAAACCTGATACAACTACCGCATCTAGTTCACCTTCACACACAACGATACTGGGTGAATCAATAGTTATGTCAGCAACATTAAACAGGTGGCCCTTCTGTCCTGTTGGTGCACCATACTTAGGCTTGCCATCATCTAGCCTGCGAAACTTCACACCCACACACATACCAAGTGCGGTCAGATAGGGGATAGAAAGCCAGCCAGCGTGGTGTTCGTGACCATTGATAGGGTCAGTGACTAGTCCCAATGAATACTGTTGAGCAACATCCTCAGAGATCCCACGTCCTTCGAGATACTCCAGTGCCTTTACGTCCAGGTTTTTGCTGTAATGTGTGACCGCTTCCAGCAACGATTTCAATTGCTCTTTTGAGTGCATCCTTAAACTCCAAGTTCTCTATAATACCGACAACATTTACTGCGTTGCCACCCTTTCCACAGGTGTGACAAAAGAATAGGTTGTCATAGGTATTGATGACAGCACTACGCCTTTTGTCTGGATGGATACAGCATCTAACAGATGATGATCTACCCTCTCTTACTTCCCCACCATAGTGAAGAACGATTGCTCCTATGGGGATTGTGTTTGCATCAACGGGACCTTTGAACCCTCCCGCTTTACGTACCCTGGACCAGTCTTGTGCTGGCATACACACCCCTTGTCGTTGCACTTATCGTGATACTTAGCAGCACGTTTGTAGTGGGCTACAGAATTTTCTACACCTGCATCCATACAGTTATTACAAATCATTAGAACTCCTTCAACTCTGTTACTGGTACACGCCATCCACCGATGACTTCATCCCTGTACTGGGACGTTGCATACTCTTCAGGGTTACACCAACCATAGACCTCAACCTGTGAGTAGTAATCTTCATCAAGAATCTTTGTGCCTACTATGATCTTGCCGTTATCCTTATTCCAAAATGGAATTGAATCACGTGTGCGTACCGTACGTACCTCAAAGTTATTACCTACATCAGGCAACTTAGCCCGACGAGGATGTAGTTCATTGGGATACCACGGTACATTCCAAGCAGTATCAGTAAGAGATGCAACCGCCCACTCAGAGACGTTGGCTCGGACATTGGCAAGAAGTTCGTGCTCTAAGTAGCCGTTCTTCTTACCATCTGCATAGTTAGGTCTGTCTACTGAACCATACTTTGCAAGCCAACGCTCTGTAGCAAGCAGCGTACAAACTCTTACTTCATCCTTGCTCAGTCGTACTATCATCGTCCTCTTCTTCAGTAGTTGAATCTTCAACCACTTCTTCATTTGCTGTTGGTTCTGCCCAGTTATCTGTTGTTGTGATTACGCCTTCTGGTACTGGCATTATTGTTTCTCCTTTAACCATTGAGTTAAGTCTTGGATTACCCAAGCCTGATCTATTGATGCGTTGCGACGCTTAACTACAACGTAAGACAGAGGGACTTCCCCGATACCTCGTGCCTTTGCATAGTTAAGCGCCTCAACTTGTGCTTCTCTCCAGAACTCAGGCAGGGAAAGGGTCTGCCTGTTCTTGAGTTCAAGGATGTAGGTTTCTCCCGATATGATAACAACCATATCGCCCTCATCCTTTGCCCCAGCCTTAGTCAGACGTTCTGCTATTACGCTTTTACTGCGTAACCATTTCATTACATCTGTCTCAAACTGAGAACCTTTACGTCCGTTCTTGTTAGCCATCAGACTCGCAAGTATGCTCTGCCTTGTGCATCTTGATCTCCAATCTGACAGGAAGCAAAGTTAACAAATAGTGTAGCCCATTTAGAAGCATCTGCTGTATGTGGACCGAAGCGATTCTTTACTGCAGCCACACGCAACATACCTTCTCCTGGGTCATAGCCTAATGTGAGTATCAATGCAGGCAACTGACTGACCTTACCGTGGATAGCACGGCGTGGTGGTGGCATCATTGGTGAACCGTACTCACTCTGTTCTGATACGTGATGGAGTACTAAGACACAAGCCTCTGTCTTGCGTGCCATATCGTGCAACTCCATCATAATTGCACGTAGCCCTGCCCATTCGTTGTCTGTTTCGGCTGCAACATTCATTAAGTTATCGATGATAATTAACTCAGG